CTACCAACTCATGTGCGCGGCCGACCGCGCGGGAGGATCGTGATGGACTGGAGGGTCGTGCCGATCGAGGCATCGCACGCAGCGCGGACTCCCGCAGGGGATCGCCGGGAGCACCCGTTCAGGAAGGAGAACGGCCGGGGCTGGATGTCGCACGGGGTGAACTGGTCGGGCACCATGGACCTCCTCGAGCGCGAGCTCGGCCAGCTCGGCGGGCGCGACGTCCTCCTCCAGATGGACGTCGAGGACCACATGATCAGGCGTGACGGTTGGATACGAGCGAACGCAGCTCCGCTGAGCCCCGCGATCGTCCTCAGCTTCGAATCGGACTACGGGCCGTTGTCGTACCCGTGCGACACCTTCACGGACTGGCGAGCGAACGTCCGCGCGGTCGCGCTGGCGCCCGAGGCGCTCCGTAAGGTCAACCGGTATGGCGTTGGCCGCTCCGGCGAGCAGTACAAGGGTTGGAAGGCGCTGCCCGCTGCTGGCGAGTCGTCGGCGGGCATCGAGGACCCATGGGCGACGCTATCGCGTCTCTCCGGGTGGGAAGAGGACGTCGTTCGGCTGAATCCGAAGAAGGCCTGGCTCATGGCCGCTTCGAAGCACCACCCGGACCGGGGTGGTCGACGGGAGGACTGGGACGCCGCTCAGGCGGCCGCGCGATCACTTGGGGTCGAGAAGTGACCCCTCACATTCACCGATAAAGAGGACCACCCCATGAAGGTTCACGAGCAGAAAGTCATCAGTGTAGAGCACGATTCGGCGACAGCGTGGTGGAGCGAGGCCGAAGAGGACGACGTCCAAGTCGAGGTAGGGTTCGCCGAACGCGCGGACGACCTCCAGTGCTCCGTTCCCCAAGCCCGCGACCTCTTCGCCGCCCTCGGCCGGCTCCTGAAGGAGATCGGCGAGGAGGTAGACCTCGACGCGCTCGAGGACGAAGCACCGGACGAGTCGGCCGACCCACGGCGGTAAGTAGTCCACCCACCCCCCACGAAGGACCTGCATGGCCAAGGACGAACCCTACGGAGAGGCCCGGATCAAGTTGGCCGTGAAGGACGGCCGACACATCCACGCGGTGCGCAGATGCGCGCGGGACCTGATCGCCGCGACTACGGTCCGTGAGTGGTTCCGCTCTGTTGACGACCTGAAGCGCGCAGCCCTCCCGTTCCTGCGATACGACGTGCTACCGGCCCGGCCCACCCCGGGTCGACGGCGGGAGGTCCTCGAGCGAGACGGTCACCGCTGCACCGCGTGCGGCGAGACGAACGTGCGCCTGCTCGAGATCGACCACCTGTACCCGGCTCAGCTCGGCGGTTCGGTCCAGGCGTGGAACCTCACGACGCTCTGTATCGCGTGCAATCGGGAGAAGGGTGCCGGTGTCGTGGCGTGGGCGATGTTGCTGATGACCGAGCAGATGCTGGCCGTCCATCGGATCGAGCAGGGTCGCTGATGGATCAGAAGAAGCTCCCCTCGATGCAGTGGTATCCCGGCGACTGGCGGAAGGACCCGACCGTGCAGGCCCTGGACTACTTCGATCGTGGGGTGTGGTTCGAGCTGCTCAACATCCTGTGGGACTCACCGAACCGCGGCTGCCTGGTGCTGCCAAACGGAGCCCCCATGCCGGACGCCGCGATCGCCCGAACTCTGAGCCTCGATCTCGACGCGTGGAAGGGCGTGCGCGAGCGCCTGGTGACGTTCTACGGGACGGCCAGCGAGGGCCCGACGGACGAGTACCCTGACATCGCGGAGGGGGTGCTCTGGTCGCGTCGCCAGGTGCGCGACGAGAGGGTTCGAAGGGCCCGGGCGGCGGCCGGTCGGAAGGGCGGAAAGGCGTCCGGACGGACCCGCCGGGGATCGTCGAAAGCGACCGATTCCGACGAAGCAAAACGCCAGCAAACCCCCAAGCAAACGCGAAGCAAAACCAGAAGTGTGGAAAACGCTCAAGAAGCCAGTCCGCGCGCCGATCCTGAGGAGTCAGGGTCCGACGGAGACGAAGCAAACGCGAAGCAAACCACGAAGCAAAATCGAACATCTTCATCTTCATCTTCATCTTCAGAGGCTATACAACCTTCTTCCTCTACTCCGGGATCTGGGAGGGCCGACCCGTCCGCGGAGAGGGAGAAGGGTGAACACACCGAGGGGTCGAGTCGGATCGACCCGAGGGTCTGGGCGTTGGCTCGAGAGAACCTCCACCACGTCCGCTCCGGACTCGCCGAGGTCGTGGTCCACGAGACCCCGATCGGCATCGGCCTGGACCTGCGCATCTTCGCCCAGGTCTGCGCCGATCATCCGGACGTCGAGGACGAGCTGATCGCTCAGGCCATCCGGCATCTGCCGGCTGCAGTCGAGAAGCCACCGCCACTCACGCTCGGCCTCTGGCTCGACGAGGACGACGGCGAGGGGAACCTGAGTCGCTGCATTGGACTCGCCCAGAAGCACGCCCGACCAGCCGAACTCCCCGACGGGATCGAGGTCGACCTGCCCGGACTGCCGAGTACCCACGACCCGAACGAAGCGCAGCGCCAGGGCGATGCCATCCGGAACTTCCGGGCGGTCGTCGAGCGCCTGAGGGAAGAAGCGAACCCATGAACCACGGAGGCCACATGGCCCAGAACCACGAAGCGTACCGGGAGCTCCGCGGGGTGATCACCCTGAGAGCCCGAGCGACCTCGGCCGAGGAGGCCGAGCAGAAGCTGGATGACGCGGTGGACGAGTTCTACGTCGAGGGCGTGGAACTAGTCCGCGAAGCCGCGATTCTCACCGGCCAGACTGGTCCCCGCGGGGTGGAGATCGAGGTGCATCTGACCTCCCGAGCTCGGCTCAACGCGGACTGACGCCGCGACATGAACCGTTGACGAGTCTGGACGGTAGGAGGTAGAGTCTCGGCATCCTCTCCCGAGCTCCTCGAGGCCGTCCAGTGGCTCCACCCGCCGAAACGCGAGAAGGCAGAAAAAGGCCGCCGCGCACTGTCGCGGACCTGAAGCCGTCCGAGCGGAACCCGCGGAAGGTGACGGCCGAGCAGCTCTCGAAGCTCTCGGGGTCGATGGATCGGTTCGGGGATCTCTCCGGGCTGGTCTACAACCGCCGCACCGGACGCCTGGTGGGTGGACACCAGCGGCGGGACCAGCTGCCCACGGACGCGAGGATCGTGATCCACGGGCGCCGATCGTCGGCCCCGAACGAGATGGGCACCGTCGCCGTGGGCTACGTGGAGGTCGACGGCGAGAAGTGGGGGTACCGCGAGGTCGACGTCGACGAGGCGACCGAGCTCGCGATGAACCTCGCTGCGAACCGCCACGGGGAGGGCGCCTGGGACTTCGCCGCAATCCCCGACCTGCTCGAGGACATCGATGAGGCCGACTTCGATCTCCTCGGGTTCGAAGACTCCGAGCTGAAGCTCTTCCTGGATGGCCCGTCGGAGGGGGGCGACTTCCAGGAGCTGGACCCGTCGATCGCGGACGACGTCCGGATGGTGACCTGCCCCAGCTGCGGACATGAGTTCCCAGCGTGAGCTCAAGGTCGTCTCGCTCTTCTCGGGATGCGGTGGATCATCCCTCGGCTACAAGCTGGCCGGCTACCGGGTGCTCATGGCGGCCGACATCGATCCGCATGCGGTCGAGACCTACGGCCTCAACTTCCCCGACACGCCGGTGTTCGCCGGCGACGTGCGGGAGCTCGACGCCGCCCATATCCGGGACCTGACCGGCGAGGCCCTCCCAGCCGGTGAGCTCGACGTGCTGGACGGATCTCCGCCCTGTCAGGGCTTCAGTATGGCCGGCCAGCGTGAGGTCTTCGACGAGCGGAACTTCCTCTTCGTCGAGTACGTGCGGCTGCTCGCCGAGCTCCAACCGCGGACGTTCGTGATGGAGAACGTCTCGGGGATGCTGCGAGGCCAGCACCGGTGGGTGTTCGGAGAGATCTGGAAGCGGCTCGAGGCGGCCGGATACGTGGTGGCTGCGAAGCTCCTCGACGCGTCACTCCTCGGAGTTCCTCAACGTCGGCTGCGAGTGATCTTTGTCGGGGTGCGGCGGGACCTCGAGCTCAACCCGGTCCACCCCGATCCGCTACCTGGACCGCGCCCCACGCTCGGCGAGGCCTTCGTCGGACTCCCAGAGGATAGATCCCGGTCGGTAGGGGACCTCGGCATCGCGCTGTGGAGGCGGACACCGCCAGGCGAGTCCTTCGCGTCTCGGCACCCGCGCGGGCAGTGGTTCAGCCATGTGAAGTGCCACCCGAATCGACCCGCGAACACGCTCACGAAGACCACGAACCTGTACCACTGGTCCTACCCGCGCTTCCTCAACGAGGCCGAGATCCGGAGGGTGTCGTCGTTCCCCGATGACTTCGTGGTGAACGGCGGCCTGGTGAAGACGTGGGCGCGGTTCGGGAACGCGGTGCCGCCGAAGATGATGCAGGCCGTCGCCGCGAAGCTCCGCGACGAGGTCCTCGCCGCATGAAGCCCGTGATCCGCTGCGGCGACCACGGCGGCATCAACCAGAGGGGAGAGCCGTGCGGCCGGCGCGTGAAGGCCGAGGGGCTCCTGTGCCCGAACTGCGACGGGAGGGCGCACACCTGCGGCGACGCCGGCGGAATCCACTACGAGACGGGCGAGCCCTGCTCTCGGCTCACGAAGGTAGGGACGCGCTGCGCTGACCACGGGCCCGAGGCTGAGGCCCGGTGGGCTGAGGTGAAGCGGAAGTTCCTCGATCTCTGGGGATCCGGCGAGTGCACGCTTCGGAAGGCCGCGGTCATGGCGAAGACCTCGAGCGTCACGATCTGGAAGCTCCGGAAGAGGGACCCAGAGTTCGATGCGGCGTGCACGGCCGCGGAGGTCCAGAAGGACGAGATCCAGCTCGCGATGATCGAGGACTCGAACTTCTCCCGGATGCTCCGCGGGAAGGCCCCCGCGTCGCTGGTCATCTTCACGATGATCAACATCTGCCGACGTTCGCAGAACCCGGCGATCCGCAGCCGCTGGCTCGATCTGAAGCACGTCTTCAACACCGACGTCCCGATCGACTACGAGAAGCTCGGGAAGGACGCGCTCATGCGGATCCGGGCCGGTGAGAGTCCGATGGACGTCGTGCTCGACGAGATGGAGCGGTTCGCGCGCGAGCAGGAGACGGCGGCTTGAGTCTGGCCGCTTTGAAGTCCTCGCCGCGGATCCGGGCCGAAGCCGCCTTGCGACTCCTCGCGATGCAGGACGACGAGCCGGAGGAGTCGGTCGCCGACCGGTACCGCTTCGACCCGGCCGGCTACATGGAGGACAAGCTCGGCTGGACCCCGTGGTCCGGATCGCCCGATCAGCCCGGCCAGGCCGAGGTGATCCACGCGTACCAGCTCGCCCTCGAGCAGCAGCACGAGCGCCTGGCCTACGAGCGCGGCGAGATCGCTGAAGACGAGCTCCAGACGTGGACTCCCGGGCAGGTGATCAGGAACCGGATCCGCGTCGAAGCAGGCCACACAGTCGGGAAGACGAAGCTCGCCTCGGGGATCGTGAACCACTTCTTCGACTGCTTCCCGTGCATCGGATACGCGTTCGCTCCGACCGCGCCCCAGATCGACGACCTGCTCTTCAAGGAGATCCGGAAGGACCGTGCGGGGAAGGCGCTCGGCGGGCGGGTCTACGACGGGAAGCCGGAGATGATGCGGTCCAAGACGCACTTCGTGAAGGGCCGGGCCGCGAGCAACGCCAGGGGCACAGGCACTGAGAACGTGCAGGGACAGCACGAGCCGTACCTGATCTTCGTCATGGACGAGGCGGAGGGGATCGCCGACTTCGTCTGGGACGCGATCGAGTCGATGGCATCGGGCGGCATCGTGATCATCCTGATGCTCGCGAATCCCCGGACGCGCGTCTCGAGGTTCCACAAGATCCGCACGCTCTCCACCGTCCGCTCCTTCCGGATCTCGTGCGTTCACCACCCGAACGTCGTCGAGGGCCGCGAGATCATCCCGGGAGCGGTTCGCCGGGACTACGTGGAGTCGATGATCGAGCAGCACTGCGAGCTCGTCGACGAGCACTCGGAGGACGATCAGACCTTCGAGCTCGCCTTCCCGGTGCGTGTGAGCGGGGCGGTTCTGGACCCGGGCCAGATCTTCGCGCCTAATGCCGAGTTCATGTTCCGCGTCCTCGGCATGCCTCCCCGGAACCTGGCCGACAACACTCTCGTGCCGGTGGGGCGCTTCCAGGCGGCAACCAAGCGGGAGCCCGAGGATCACCGCCCGAAGTCCGCACGGATTGGGGTCGACGTGGCTCGGTTCGGGGCCGACTACGGGACGATCTACGTCACGTGGAACGGACGGGTCTGGCGTCACGATCGCCTCTCGAAGAAGACCACCACCGCCTACTTCCGATCGATCCGCGATGCGTGTCTGGCGCTCAAGGCGAAGGGCGTCCGGAGCGTTCACCTCCGCATCGACGGCGGCGGCGGGTTCGGAGGCGGGGTTGTGGACCGAGCTCGCGAGGACCTCGAGCTGCATCAGGCGTTCTCCGACTTCGCGGTCTTCGAGGTGCACTTCAACGCTCGCCCGAAGGACCGGAAGAGCTACGCGAACCTCGTGACCGAGATGCACGCCGAGGTCGCCGAGAGCATCAAAGGCCTAGCGATCCTCAACGCGCCTGAGGGCCTCGAGGCGGACCTCTGCGAGCGGACCTACGACTGGAAGAACTGGCGCGGCCGAGACGTGAAGATCCTCCAGGAGAAGAAGGACTTCCGGAAGGATCACGACGGCCGATCGCCCGACGACGGTGACGGATTCTGCCTCGCCGTCGCGCCCGATCGCCTCTTCACCACCGGCAAGAAAGCGCCGGCCTCCTCCTCCAGCTCCTACACCGGATAGCGCGATGGCAGACTTCTCAACGTGGACGCTCGAGCAGGTAGACGAGGCTCTCGAGAAGCTCCAGCTCGAGCACGTCGGGTCCACCGAGGCCTTCGAGACCAACAAGCTCTTCGCAGAAGACGACGATCACTGGCAGGACGGTGACGGGTGGATCGGTCCGGACGGGGGGAGCAACACCGAGCTCCGCACGCTCATCCTGGGCGAGGCGGAGCGGATCTTCTGCCCGCGTGACGCCATCTCGGAGTGCCTGGACCGACAGAAGAACGCGCTGATCCAGAACGAGCCCGACATCACGCTCGTCCCCCTCGAGGGCGTCGAGATGTCCGAGGCCGAGATCGAGAAGCGCTCGAGCCAGCTGAAGTCCCAGCTGACCGCCTGGTGGGACGCGCAGCGCTTCTTCCGAGATGTCGGCAACGCGGTTCGGCGGTCGCGCTGGGCGGGGCGGGCCCCTCTGCGAGCGTGGATCCCATCCGGCTTCCTCAAGACCACGAAGGACGAGGACGGCGACACCTCCACCGAACTGCCAGACGCGGAGGACTTCGAGGCAGCCCTCTCGTACGTGCAGGTCATGGCCCCGACGCCCGACGTGTGCGGCGTCTACACGGACCCGGACACGCAGCGGAAGGTCGCGATCTTCACGTACGAGGAGGAGGATGCCGGCTCGACGACCAGGGCGGCGGAGCTCTGGTACGTCGACGAGGCCTCCGGTGAGACGGTCTTCCGGACAGTCCGTCATCGAAAGAGCGAGGACGAGGAGGTGGACGCGGTCGAGACGTCCCACCAGCTCTACGGGAAGCTGCCGATCGTCGAGATGGAGGCGGATCTCCTGATCACGGAGGCCGTTCGAAGGCAGCAGCGGGCGCTGAACTACGCGGCCACGATGCACACGCGCGTGACCGAGACTAGCGGGTTCCGGGAGCGCCATACCACGAACGCACAGAAGCAGGGCCGCTGGATCAAGACGCCCCCCACAGACGGGCCGCCGCTCGACACCCAGGTCGTTGAGGGGGTGAGGTGGTACAAGGTCGAGGTGCCGCCGCTGCTCGGGCCCGGATACCTCAACGACATGGTGGGGATCGAGTACCAGGACTCGGAAGGGAACACCCGGCACGAGACTCCCGGGATCACGATCACCGACGCCACTGACCCGCAGTACACCATCGGGTCCGAGGACCACTGCCACCGGCGCGTGCTCGGATCGTGCAAGCAGAAGCACATCGCGATGGAGTCCACGGGCGAGGCCTCCGGGGACGCGTACGAGCAGGCTCGGACCGACTACTCCGACGACATCTGGACCGTCGCGGGCGAGATGGTCGACATGATCCGCCTGAGCCTCGAGGGAGTGGTGGCCC